ACGGTGCTGTGGTCTTCGCTTAAGAGCGGATGGAGTAAGGAACGACAACGTTGCCGTTCCTAGTTCGCTTGCAAAAATTGCTAGCGTCGGAGTGGGGTAGTGTCCCGATGATGCAGGACGATGAGCCTTCAGCACCGAAGGCTTCTGTGCGTATATCCTTTGCGGCTGTGTTGCCGCCGACGAGGGACACGAGGTCCCGGATATCATCGTCGCTGAGTCGATTGTCGAACAACCTTAGCAGGGGGTGTCCGGAGAGGCACCCCGGCTTGGGAGGTCGGTCTATCAACTCGTGAGCCATAGAGAAACCCACAGCCACCCGTGGTGGTAGCCTACGCAGCCGAGGATGAGCGACGTGCGGTCGAGTTTGAGCTCCGGGTCCGGCTTTGCCGTAAGAAGACGCGAGCATCAGTGACTTGATCGCCGGCCGCACCATCTCGAGTGCGCGGGCTTCCACTGGGGTGGTGTGGTTTTCTAGGTACGACATGGTCGCATGCATACCTGCGCCGGGAGGGGCGTCTACGGGGGGATCGGGTGGCTTGTCCACAGCGTACTCACGTATGACGCATGACGTGGTGTACACGGGACCGGGGCCTAGAGTTGCCTCCCCCCTGAGCAACTCTAGTAGATCGCGGCGCTTGAAGCCGCGGAGACCGCAGAATGATCCTGCGACTAGCTCGGGGAAGCCAGTAGCAGCGCCACGGTTGGTACAGGAACGGACCTGAGTTATTGCGCCGCGGAGGGCAGACAGCGGCTCGAGTTCGTCCAAGGATGTCCACGATCCGGCAACGAGACTGGACAATGAGCGGCAGAGATAACCGACGGCATAGCTGGCATTGATTCCCAGGCGCAAGAATTCAGCACCGGTGTAACCGATACTCTGCTTGGTGGGGTTCATCCGGCATCCAATGCGCCGAGCAGCATCAAGGGTGGTGGCACAGTCACTCAGGGTGTTCATCCTGATGTACACGTCATCACCGGCGTGCAGGCTCAGCATGGAACTGAACTTGGGTATGCCGACTGCCAAACAAATGTAGGCCGCGTTGAGGACACTATTGGTGAAGGTGGTTGCCCTGTGGCCGCTCATGAGTGTGCCATAGACATGCCTATCCCTGCCTTTGTAGTGTATTGATGTCCGCTCGACACTGTCGAGGATCTTCTGGACAAACAACGGTGGGGCGTCAGTTCGCGCGAGGGCCTTAGCGTAGAGTGCAGCCATGGTCTCGTTTGAATGTGCGCTGTTGAAGTTGTCGTAGTCCAACATCAAGTTCACGCCGCCAGATTTTTGCGCACCCCGTATCCTACGCGCGGTGCCATACAACCCACCTTTCCCCGGGTCGAGCAGAACTCTGCTACCGCGCCACTGTTTCTCTATCGGTCCCAGCCAGTAGGTGAAGGCGAAGTAAGAGCGAGTGTCGCACGCGAAAATGGCCCGGTCTTTGCCCGCTTCTAGCTTCACTGAAGGCGAGACGTACGTTGTGCCGTCCCACGTCGGGAGGGGATTGACATTGATCTCCTCGGAGGCCATCCTCCTATAGCGTTGTCCGGCCTTTCGAGGGATGCCGAGCGCCTTGTCGGAAAGTGCGTTCTGGGAACCATTCACGCACCAGAGCCACCTCCTAGACCACCATTCGTCTTCATCTTCGAGTGGGACAGTACCTGTTCCCAACTCCAAGTCGAGTATGAAGTCGATGCAGGCACCCAGCTCACTTGAATATGGGATAACCTGCTCAGCAACGGCCCCTGGAGAACACCTGGAATCTACCTCGTGGTCCATGTCGAGTGAGAGGTCGTAACGTCCCTGCAAACATTGGGCCTCCACAAATAGTGACCCAGGTTCGGACGTATTCGCCCCTATGGCCTTGAGGGCGTTGTTCAAGCCCTTCGCATTCTGGGGCTGGAGGACTGCTCCCAGAGCCCAGGTGACACCGGTTTCACCAAAACGAGCCTTATATGTCTGCGCTAGTAGCAGAGCAGCACATACCCTATCGTTAGGCTGCCCGACGAGATACGTACATATAGAGCCTAGCGAGGCTAGGCCGTAACGGCTTGCCCAAGCGCGGGACAGAGGTCCTAACCGGATGTTTGTCTTGATAGCCGCAGCGGCATGCTTCTTTTTGGGGAAGTACGTGCTGCGGAAAGACTTGTCATTACATATTAAGTGGCCCAAGTGGCGGTGTGCTGCTTGGTGCCCGCGTAGTTTAGTGAAAGACCGAGCCCAAGAACCGAA